ACAAGGTAGAGAATATTATACTACGCTGTATGTAAAGGTACTTGATAAACAAGATGACGAGTATACTTACAATAGCGTATATGACGGCGATGTAGATGATCCTGATATGCAATACATGGATTATACTCGAAGTGGTGTTAAAGATATGATGTCAGCAGAACATACACTTCCGGCAAAAAAATTTGGATTATTAGATGACACTACATACACTACCGCGGAAATAGAAAAAGCATTAGATAAGCCGTGGTTGGAGGATTGAGGTAATGAATTATGAAGATATACGCTAATTTCGTACAAACTCCTGATGATTTTCATACGTTAACTGAGTTTATCGGAACTCCCGTATGGGTAAAGACTAATTATATCGGTAATCCTGATGATTCGTGGTATCTAAAAATCGTAGAGCCTATTTCGGATAATTTAGTTGACGCATATCTTATACAAGCACGATTCTTAGATGATTTAGATTCATTTGTTTGGTTCACTGATTATGGATTACCGTCGAAAGAAATGCTGTCATATGAAAGTGTTGATCTAACCAAATGGGAAATACCGAAGCCTATGTTAATTTTGTCTGATGAAGAAATTCAAGAACTGTTAGCACAGGCTGATGATAGATTTAAGCAAGATTATTTAGCGGAAAATGGGGTAGAATTTACTGAGGACGATACCGAAGGCGACGACGAGGACTATGATGAAGATTTATTCTAATCTTAACGAGGTAACATGATATGGCAGAAACAACATCATTAGCATTTCCAAATATGTTTAATATCGCTAACAATCAGGTTAGCGTTCTTGATAATACTGATTCCGTAGCCAACAGAACAAGATTATTGATCTTGACAGAACCTACGGAACTTTATAATGAGCCGGATTTTGGCGTAGGATTAAAACGACATCTTTGGAAGTATAACAATGACGCCGAAAAAGGTCTTGTAAAGGATAGAATCACACAGCAGTTAAGGCTACATGAACCTTGTGTTTACCCCGATAAAACTCAGTATTCTGATGGGTTATTGTTTTCCGGAGATCAGACGCAACATAATCCTGCACTAGACAGTAATACATTAGCACTGACTGTGGCACTTCAAACCAAGTTCAATGAAGAGGTCAATATTACTTTAAACTCAAATGACTTGGGTGACGTAAGATGAAGATATATAGTAACAATCCGGGCAAGACTAATATATTACATTTTTTGGGTACTGATCTTTGGGTTAAGTGCTATGTAAACTATACCTCGCACAAAGAAGTTTATTACGTTAGACCTATGGCATTTATTCATGATAATTTCGGGGTCTGTACTATCTTCCCGTATAGTTGGGTACAGGACTACGGATATTATGCTGTACCCGAGATGCATGACGACTATATTGATGATTGGATTAACTTTAAGCGTCCCTTTAATTTTAGTGATATTGAAGTAATTCAACCACTAGAAGCTATAACAACCGAAGAACTTTACGAGTTAATGGGCATACCTAATCGTTAGTATAAGTATAAACAACCTTTTATTTATATAACTTATTGTATAGGAGCGTTCCAAGTATGTCAGTTTGGGATATTGTTAATCAATTTACAGATGATAATTTTACTTTAATCGTATTTGATCTTTCTTCGGAAACCGAATTATATCATGGCGACGCCGGTGATGTATATTATGATGAGGTAGGCGAACTTCCGGTAGTTTCCATAGACCCTCCTTCAAGGGCTTGGGAAGTAACGCTCAACGTGGACGCCGGTGTTCAAACTTTAAGTTATAATGAAGATATTCAATACGACGCCTGATTATAGGAGCATATGATGGATCAAGAAAAACGTGTTGTAATTCCTTACACTGACCGCGATTATAATTCATTGGTAGAGGACTTTTGGGCATTAGTCCCGAAACTTACCGATTTGTGGAAGCCGGAAGCTGATGCTGACCCCGGTGTTGTATTAGGTAAACTCCTTGCAAGTGCGGCTGATCTCCTTGGTACTAACCTTGATATTTTGGCTAACGAAGTATTTGCCCCGTCGGTATTACAAAGAAAAGACGCCGAAAAGATATTTGGACTTATCGGCTATGATCTAGGTTTCTATACCGCCGCAAGGACTGAGGTAACATTCTATAACAATACTTCCGATACAATGACATTGGACTTCGGATTTAATGGGGCTAACTTCTCTACATTAACCGCGTCTATGGATATTACTAATACCGCAAGAGTTATTACATATAACATCTTGCCGATGACAAGTGGTTATGGTGACAACGAAAGTCGTAGTAGAAGAAATATCTTGGCTGATTACGTTGATGTATTTGCAGATACGGATATTGTTACTTTAGAATCCGGTGCTTCTTGCACAAGAGTAGCAATCGAAGGTAGTCTGAGAAGTTATTCCGTCTCGGTATCTAAGCTCAAAGAAGATAACTATGTAATCACATTACCTTCTCAGCACGTAGACACCACAGCTATTTGGGTTAAGGGTAGATCATCTTTATCTTCTACAACGTTCGATAAGACACGTTGGGTACAGGTGGCAAATGTAGCACAATTTGATACACCGGAACCGCGTTTTGCTGTTACATATGATAACTATTCAAACGCACAGATAACTATTTCTAATTACCTTAATCAGTTAGCCAATTATGAAGGTTATTATCTCACGATCTTTTGGATTGATTGTTCCGGTATCATTGGTTGCGTAGGTGATAACGTACTGAGTAACCTTGTTTTTGCTAAGCCCGGAAATCCTTCATATTCTTCCGGTGAAATCTTAGTTTCTAACCTGTCAAATACGGTAGAACTTCCCCACACTTATACTGTTACGGGAAAGTCGCCGGAGACAGCAAAAGAAGCTTATTATAATAGTCGCAATTACATCAATACTTGGGACAGTCTTGTAACACTTCCGGACTATACACGCTTCTTAAAGAGAGAAGCCGGTGTGGATTGTGGTATTGTCATTGATTGCCAAAAAGCTTTAGAGATCAATATGGCAATTTACAAGGACGAAAATCTTACTAGTTCCCAAAAGGCTAAGATGTATATTACTAATAATGATTTCCCAACGGGTACATCTTCCACGTATAATTGGAGCAAGGTAATCGCTACTGATTGGGATTACAATGACGCGGATAATGCGTTGACACAAATGCAACAGAGCCTTTTTGCAACAAACTTTAAGACATATACAGCTATGTGCTTCGCCATTCATAATGATTTCAAGGACGACGTTTGGGGTAGTGCTACTGTTGCTCCGGCGCAGATTGCTAACACCGCAAATTTCATTAAGTATAGACCACCGCAACTATTTATTGATAACGTAATCAATGACTTCAAACCGTTACAGGCTATGTCTGTAGAGATACAGTTCGGTGACGCGAGAATCTTTGACTTCTACGTAGTTGGTCAAATCTATACTGATAGACCGGTCAGCCGTGATGTAGGTAATAATATTATCGCTAAAGTAAAAGAAGCATTAGCTCTTTATTTCGCGCCGGCACAGCGTAGTTTCGGTCAGAAGCCTACTGTTATGGAGATCGTAAATCTTATTCAGAGTGTAGATGATAGAATCGTTTATTTTGACGCCGGTTCTCCGTCTAATCCTGTGATTGTATGGAATAATTGCGATTATGATTACTTCAATTACATCTCTTTTGCAAGGTACAATGAACCTACTAACGCAAGTACAAGTATCAGGATCGCGCCGGAATGTCTGATTAAGGGTAGCTAATGTTATGAAAGTATACGTCAAATCAGAAGATCAGTTTTACGGTTTCGAACAGGATAATTCTCAGGCGCCTGATGCAGAGAAGATGAAGCGGGCAAAGACGTCGAGTTCTATAAGTGAATTACAACAACTGTTCATCGATTCTGATTGGCGAATCAGACTTGCCATAATAAAGAATCCTACCGCTTTGAAAAATAACGAGCTGATGAAACTAGCCGGCAAAGACCCTTGCTATGAAATCAGACATTACGTACAAGGCAAAATAATGGAGCGTTGGCGTCCTAAGAAAAGATATTACTGATGTGACCTATTTACAACAATAATCTGTTGAGGTACAATAAGAGTGCTAGAAATGACACTCTTGATAACATAAGATTAGTACCCTTCGTGGGTTCTGATATATAACACCACCAATGAGAGTGTAATTTCTAGCAGAATTTCAGTTTCCGGTGGTGTTTTATTATTTAAGGAGATATTTATGAAAACATATATAAAAGCCATGGAAGCGTCTAATGGCGTCTTTTGGGTTATAGATGACGAACTCTATGCGTTTCCTTTTTATGAGGATAGTAGTTACGGTGTTGCTAAGTCCGGAAATACATATAATCATAAGAAACTTTGGGGTGATATTGCACCGAAAAATTATAAGAATAAGCCTTTCGATTACTTTCCACGAGGTAGGGTAGAGTTTAAGTCTAATGGGCAACCGATTATTTATATGAATCCTAATATTGATGAATCTTATATTCCCGAGATTAAACGGCAATTCGGGTTGCGATCAGATCCAATAATCAATTATGACAACAGCAGTCATTATCGGTGTCATTTAGACGATGGATATAAACCGCAGAAGTAATTAACTAACCTTGTATAGATATGTATAATAATATCTAAATGAGGTTATTTTCATGCAGATAAAAGACATACCTGTTCCGGAAGTGTATAAAGAATCATCAGATTTCAGATTTTTCTTAAAATGGTTCAGCTATGCACTGACAAAGATACAATACGATACGAACAACTTGTTGGACTTATATGACCCGCTTCGTTGTCCGCAAAATTTGTTATGGATGCTCGGAGATACAATGGGCTATGTCTATGATGACCGGCTTTGTTCCGCGTTTAATAGGTTTGCTATGCTGTTCTTTATGTCTATGATCCGATATAAAGGTAGTAAAACCGGCGTAACTATTGCCGCAGAAGTTAACCTTAAACAGAAAGACATTAACGCTTATGGTGCGGAAAACACCATAAATTATGATCGCCTTGAAGATACGTCTATTCCGGCGAACTCTGTTTATGTAGAATCTAATGTCGAAGAAGGTTATATTGACGTAGTGTATTTTACTGACGAGAAGCCTATTGATAGTTGCATTGAGTATGTCAGACCCCTTGGCATGTATTGTTTCCAACATGCCGGCGTAAGAATTGACTCTTCTACAAAGATTTCTATTGACGCAAGGCTCGCTAAAACTACTGATATTACCGGCGCTGTTGGTTCCACACGTGTAGGTCATTACAGCCGTAATGATTATTCGAGATTACAGAAGATGTCTAATGAATCTCAGCAAGCTATAAATTGGGCAGATAAGAGAAATGCGGTTTGGCGTAATTCTTCTACTACTCCTGTAGGTGCTGAGACTACTGTTAATGCCGGATACAGGGCATTAAGTTCATTACAGATGTCTAATAATGAGCATATCGTTAAGTCGCTGTTCAGCAAACCTATATTTAGTATTGGTTATGGTCCGACAGTTAATACGACCACAACAACCGATGTGACGAATCCTAAGTTCAACCTCAGATATAATAAGACCGTAGATCAGAACGCTAAGATTTACGCGCCGGCTGTTGAAACATTAGACCCTGATAGAACATCTACATATACAGACCCTAAGCCGAAGGTAAATGAGATAAAGACGTTAGGTGATAATTTAGACGGTTGAGGTAAATAACTATGCCAAGAGATAGAAAACCATTACCGGCATTAGATAACGCGCCTACCGTCACTAGTCCTGACTTACCGCCAATATATAATAGAAATTATACTGATACTATTCTTAAATACGGTGGGTTAGCCACAAGGTTCCCTCAGCTTGAAACTAATGCCAAGACAATAGTTGCGGCTATCAACGAATTATATGCTCATCCCGGCACCGGTGTTGTCCCTAATCCGCTGTTTACCGGTTTACTCGCTACAAGCGAAGGCTTATATCTTGAAACTTCTGATGGTGCAATGATCGAAGTAGAAGGTGGTGGAAACATCGCCGGTACTTTGTATTCCATTGGTATCGAAGGTGACATTTATACAATAGATAGCGGGAATGGTAATCACCGGACACTTACACAAGCGGAGTATGAAGCATTATCCGAAGCGGAGAAGAATGACGGTACTATCTATTTCATTGAAGATATACCGGCGGTAACACTTAGACCGGAAGATTTACGGTCTGACAATGCAGAAATAGGGCAACTTTTATCCTATACCCGTTATGGTATGTGGGAACCTACTGTTGATGTTAGTGATTTGTCTACAGGCGACGTACTGTCGTGGAAGAATAATACGTGGCAAGGAAAGCATCTGAGCGTCAACGATGTTGCTACAATAACTAACCCGCAAAACGGTCAGGCTCTTGTTTATGATTCTACAAGTCATTCTTGGAAGAATGGTACAGTTAGTAGCGTAGGCGAACTTGAAGATTTAACAGATGTTGATATTACGACACCTTCTAATGGACAAGTATTAAAGTACGATAATGGCGAGTGGATAAATGCAAATGAGAGTACCGGAGTTGCCGAACTTGATGATCTTGATGATGTAGATATTTCAAGTCCATCTAACGGTCAAGCACTTTTATATAGCGATGGTGATTGGGTAAATGGCAATATAGTTACAGATATTCCTGATTTATCTGATTTGCCTGATGTTAGTATTTCATCTGCCACAGACGGTCAAGTTCTTAAATATGATAACGGAACTTGGGTTAATGCGGATGATGAAGGCGGCGGAACGGCTTCTGACATTACATATGATAATACAGAAAGCGGACTTACGGCGGACAATGTTCAAGATGCTATTGACGAAGTTGTAGGTGACGCGGTTACAGATATTTCAGATTTATCTGACGTATCAATTTCGTCTGCTACATCAGGACAGATATTGAAATATGATAACGGTGTATGGGTCAATGCTAATGAAAGCACGGGTTCCACTGTATCTGTAACACAGATTCAAACAACCGGTAATAAAATTGCTACTATTACAGTAGACAGCGTTGATACTGATTTGTATGCACCTACAAGCGGAGGTGCTACTTCATTAGCCACTTTGTCTGATGTTACAATTACGTCAGCCACTCAGGGTCAAGTGCTTACTTATGACGGTACTGATTGGGTAAACGCAAATAGTAGCGGTGGCGGAGGAACCGCGGCTACAATTACTTTTGATGACACCGATGTAGAGTTTGAAGCGGACGATGTTCAGGAGGCATTTGAAGCTATAGTAAAAACTTTAACTCAGTCAGAATATAATAGCTTGTCAGTTGCCGAACAGAATAATGGTACGATCTATATGATTACCGATTCTCCGGTATCGTATCCTGATCTCGATGATTTAACTGATGTTGTTATTTCATCTCCGTCAAATGGTCAAATATTGAAATATAACGGTACGAATTGGGTAAATGGTACAGGCACATCTAGCCCTTGGATAGAAGAAACCGGTACTTTAACCACCGGTCAGACTTCGATAACATTCCAAAATGCTCCGATAACAGCAAGTAGTACAATAGATGTATATACCGATGGTGATGTTGATTATGATTCCGTTTCAGTATCAGGTACAGATATTACAGTTACATTTGAAGCACAGGCAAGCGACTTAGGTGTTATGGTGAGGATTAGCTGATGACATGGTTTAGGAGCAACAAGAAAGGAAGCGGCGGTGTCACTTATGCTGACATCTCTAGTTTCGCTTTTTATTTTAAGAGAAATACTACTCAACCTACTGTGACAAAAATAAGCGATTATGAGTTTGCGTTCACGTTTACTGACCAAAATGCAAGTGGTTATGAGCTGTGTTCATTTAGCACACCACTTTCACCGGGATTATATGTTGCTGAGATTTATGCTACAGTAAATAAGAATACAGGCATATCATCAAATTACTTATGGGGAGTATATAGTTCATATCGGTCTGCTGATGCTCAATTAAATGCTGCCTATCCAAAAATTGTAAGCGGAATAGATATTACCGGTTTTTCTACATATGTTCCATTTGATAGGTCGGATACAAATGAACATTATTACGAAGTACCAATAAAAATACCCTCTAACGGAACTACTTGTTTTATTTGTGTAGGTACGTCAGACGATAATGGAGTTAATGCCACAATAACAGTCAGTTCATTAAAGATACGGTTATGTCAGTAAGGAAAAATAACATATGCCTAGAATAGTACAAAATGGAATAGAATTTACCAATTGTCCACCAAAACCTCAGACATTAGACGGTTTATCTGACGTCAACATTACTTCAGTTGATGATGGTGAGTTTCTTAAATATGATGAAGCTACCGGTAAATGGGTCAACGGTACAGGCGGAAGTAGTTCTGTTCAGGCACTTAACGATTTATCTGATGTAGATATTACTTCCGCAACTTCCGGTCAGGTATTAAAATACGATGGTACAGATTGGGTCAACGCAAATGAGAGTACCGGTTCTACGGTATCAGTTACACAAGTTCAAAGTACCGGTACAAAAATTGCTACCATTACAGTAGATAGCGTAGGGACTGATCTATATGCACCTACCGGCGGCGGTTCTTCTACACTCGAAGATTTAACTGATGTCAATATTACCTCTGTTTCTGACGGACAGGTTCTTAAATATGATAGTTCCTCCTCAAAATGGGTCAATGGTACAGGCGGTGGTGGAGGAACATCTGATTATACAGATTTAACCAATAAGCCACAAATAAACGGAGTAACTTTATCCGGTGATAAAGATAGCGAAGATTTAGGAATTGTATGGGAAGGTACTCAGTCACAATACGACGCTATTGTGACAAAAGATCCCAATACTACTTATTTCATTACTGACGCAAGTGACGGCGGAGATAATTTTCAACCTATCATTTATTCCAATATTGAGCGTGAGATTGGTGTTTGGACAGACGGTAAGCCTTTGTATCAACAAACATTTACAAAGACAGTTACTTGTGGTTCAGACCAAAATGTAATAACTACCACAGATATACCTAATTTATCTGAGATCGTACATTATTGGGGTAAATTCGCAAATATCGCTCCGTTAGATTATTATGATAGTTCAAACTATAGAAGTTATTCCTATGTTAATTCTAACGGATTATTCTTATATGCTAAATTCGGCAGTTCGGTATCTGTAGATGTAGTCGTAACATTACAATATACTAAATCTACTGATACGGCGGGAAGTGGAACTTGGACACCCCAAGGTGTACCCGCTCAACATTATTCAACCGAGGAACAAGTCGTGGGTACTTGGATAGATGGGAAAACTTTGTATGAAAAGACATATGCGTTTTTAAATCAGAGTTACGGGGGCGGTGGTAGTGCGGCTACAGATTATAATGTCACAGTTACCGGTCTTACAGGATATAGCACAATTTGGATAGCGCAAGCCTTTGGACTTAGAACAGGATACACTATACCATTACCATATGTGCATTATTTAGTTGATTATCAGATAGGTATATTTTTTAATGAGACTAATAACACAATAGGGTTGCGTGTAGGTAAAAGTGTAGCGGCAATAACGGATTTATATGTAACTTTCCGTTATACCAAAACAAGTTGATATTGGGGTGAATGGATGACCAAGATAATAAAAAACAACTTAACATACAGTAGCGGAGCAAGATATACAGAACTTACTCAGGCTCAATATGACCTATTATCTGACGCCGAAAAACATAATGGCAAAATGTATTTTATAGTAGACGCTAACGGCGATGGTAATAATTTTCAGCCTGTAATATATTCGAATACCGAAAGGGAGATTGGTGTTTGGATTGACGGGAAGCCTTTATATGAACAGACAATATATTGCTCAGCCCTCCCTGATAATTCATCTACTAATCTTACAACACCTTCGAATTTGGAATTACTTATCGATGCCTATGGTTTTTGTAATTCGAAAACTTTGACCGGATATATGCGACCACTACCCTTTGCGGCAGGAGGTACAAACGATATTAGAATTGACTTGAATGACGGGACATTGAGGGTTGTTACATTTTCTAATTGGAGCGGATACGACGCTTATATAATTGTACGTTACACAAAATCAACTGATACTGTGGGAAGTGGCACTTGGACACCGCAAGGTGTACCTGCAAAGCATTTATCCGATACCGAACATATTATCGGAACTTGGGTAGACGGTTCTACTTTATATGAGAAAACAATATCGTTAGGTGCGTTGCCAAACAACGCTGTAGGAACTGTTGCTCATGGAATATCAAATCTTAAAATGGTAGTAAGTTCTGATGGTACAGCGTATAATTCTTCGGGAACAAATTTACCTTTACCCTATATATCCGGTGGTTCTTCACATTACACTATTGACTTTAATGTTGGCACAACAAATATAACAATAACTACTTATACTAATCGAAGTGCGTTTACAGGCTACCTTACATTACAATATATAAAGACATCATAAAGAGGTTGATTCTATGGGAGTAATAAAATTAAATGACAGAAATTATGCAGGATATTTCAATGATATCATTGATACATCTTCTAATATTTCAAGAAATACTTCTGTTGTTAGTTCATTTAGCTGTAAGTGTTATGTTGTAGGAAATATTGCTTATATTCAATGTCAAGAGATAGCAACATCCACTAGTATATCTGCGGCAGATGTTGAATTATTAAAAGGTTTTCCGCTACCTAAATATTCTTCTAATTTTGTTGGAGGTATCTATAGAGATACAGGAAGTTCTGTCATGAGATTAAGGTTGCAATCTGATGGTTCAATTAGGTCTTGGTATAATAGCCTTTCAGGTTCTAAAAGTATATTCTTTACAATATCTTATCCTATTTCTGATACATAAGAGGTGTAAATGGGCAAGATAGTTCAAAACAGCATTTCATACTCCGGCGTCAGTGCAAGAAACTACACTGATCTTGTTGATGTTCTTCTTGCCGGATCAACAAGATTAACTATTCGGAGTGCTTCTTTACACGAAGATAGCACTGTTAATCTGTTTACAAGTAACTATAAAGTAGCTCCATTAGACGCGGTATTATCTGAGAATGAGATCGTACTTACATTTAAAGCACAGCCTATTGATATAGATGTTAAAGTTAGAGTTTGGGATATTAACGGCGGAGGTGGCGGAGGCGGGTATGAAGATGGTAATGATATCTACTATCCGATAGCCATGCCGAAGATGAAGAATAAACTGTATCGAGAATATGATGTCAGTAATATTGCTTTAGCTTTAGGTAAGACATTGAAGGTTTCAGAAATGGCTGACGCTGTGGAGACACTTGTAGAGGCGAACGGGGTAACAACCTACAAGGGTACACGTGCTGTAGTATTAGCTGAGGCGGAAATTACTCAGTATAGAACTTTATAAGAGGTAATAAGATGATAGCATACGGTAACATCGCATTTGATAACCGACATCCCACCGAAATAGCAGATGCTTTTTTCACTATCATAACTATGTATGATAGTAGATTTTCTCATACCGCCGGCACAGATACGATAACTGTAGACAGTTTTGATATAGTATTTAGCTATGACGGTGCAGGTGGGGCTACTATGTCTATGATAGATGGAAGAAACTTTATAGACGCCGGTGGTACAGTTGACTATACATTCATGTTATTGATTACAGATACAGTATTTTATTTTCTACTTAAAACTCAAAATGTCGCTAACACTCCGGTAACTTCTATTTGTTGGATTAAAGAAGAGGGTGTAAGTTATTTTGGTGTAGCAATTCAAGGTTCATCTAACGGACAGATAGAATCAATAGCGTTTGCTAATAAAACTAATGGCGGAAGATACTATGCAATTAAAAAACATGCTCAATTCAGCCTTATTAGTAATGCTATTGTACTCATAACTACTAGTATCATTGGAGATAACGGCGGAGCATTTCAAGTATTAGATGGACTAAGGAGTTGTTCTAATGTACCTTTTAATACTACAGTATCAATAAACAATGTGAATTACTATGCAATAGGTACTAATACATTAGTCAGATATACATAAGAGGTTCAACTATGGCAATACAGGCATCTGATATCTTAGATTTTACTTCATCAAGTACAGCAGCACAAACAGCTGATAAATTCTATACAATGTTCAGTAGGTACACAGATATATTTACACACGAATCGGGAACAGATACTATTCGTATTTATAATGAATACGATATAACATTCAGAGTAAGTTCTGGCGGGACGTATATTGATATATTGAATCCTGATACACAAACCGCTATTGCTTCTTATGGTTTCAAAATGGGCGGTACGGGTCTATATGAAAAAGGTATTTATGATGTTTATATATTAGTATCTTCTACACTTTTCTATTGTCGATATTATAGACGTGATACAACTGATTATCGTGGTGGTGTTATGTGTTTTATCACAACAAATGATAATCATTATATATCAATGATGCCGGGAACAAGTACATATGACAGAAGTGCTTGGACTATAGAAAGTAATTCCGCAATTATATGTTTAGAGGAACGTGATACGAATTATGCGGTTAAGAAACTAGCAGAATATAATTTATCTGTATCAGATTTATTCTTTTCAGAAATAAATTTAATCGTATCTACTATAGGTAATTTTTCACAAGTGACGGATTTCTGTAGTTGTTCAAATGTAACATATAATCAATCTTTAAATGTAAATAATAAGACATATTTTGCTATCGGTACAAACACATTAGTTGAGATTGAATTAGGGTAACAGATGTCAAGAATAGTGAAAAATAATATTATATATTCTAGCGGAAATGAGTTTTTGGAACTTGTTTCTGTTTTACCGGCGGGTGAATCTGTTCTGATCTTTGAAAGTCCCATAATAAAAACTTACAATACAGTAGATGTATACCCGGAACGCTATGTGGCACAGCCGGAAGATGAGATTTTAACCGCCGGGGAATTACGGTTGACATTTGAACCACAGGAAGAAGATATGCAAGTAAAAGTGAGGTTATCTTAATATGGCATTTTACGGTTGCGGAGGAAACAGCAAATATGAAGATGGTAATGATATTTACTATCCTGTTGCTATGCCTACTACTGAGGATAAGTTATATCAGGAAACCTATATAAACGATATCGGCGTTGCAATAGGGTTTCATTTGAAGGTATCAGAAATGCCGGAAGCAATTAACAAGTTACATTCAAGCGGAATAATAGGAATCAAAGTGACGCCACATTATTCCGAATATGAAGTATGGGAGGCAAATTTATGA